AGGATTAGCATCACTTAGGCGCTCATGAATTTACAAGCCCTCCCAGAGGAAGCACTAAAAGAGATCTTGGCCTTAACAGAGGCCAAGAAGCGCATGGATTTGCGCGAACAAGCACATGACAACTTCATGCCTTTCGTTCATCATGTGTACGATAACTTCATTGAAGGGCAACATCACCGCATCATAGCCGAAAAACTTGAACGTGTTGCACGAGGAGAGCTCAAGCGATTGATTATCAACATGCCTCCACGACATTCTAAGTCTGAGTTTGCAAGCTACTTGATGCCTGCTTGGTTTCTAGGTAGAAACCCTAAACTGAAAATCATCCAAGCGACGCACAACACTGAGTTGGCGGTACGTTTTGGTCGTAAAGTGAGGGACTTGATCGATGACCCTGAGTACAAAACTATATTTCCGGATACAAATCTTAAAGAAGACAACAAAGGAGCGGGTACGTGGGGCACGGACAAGGGTGCTGAGTACTTTGCGGCGGGTGTTGGCGCTGCCATCACGGGTCGTGGTGCGGATTTACTCGTCATTGATGACCCGCATTCGGAACAAGATGCGTTAAGCTCCACTGCATTCGACCATGCATACGAATGGTACACCTCTGGACCGCGACAACGGCTCCAACCAGGGGGTGCAATCATAATTGTTATGACCCGATGGGGTAAAAAGGACTTAACGGGTAGATTATTGGCGCAACAGGGCAGTGATGTCATGTCTGACAAGTGGGAAGTTGTGGAATTCCCTGCGATATTGCCTAGTGACAAGCCGTTATGGCCAGAATTCTGGGAAAAGAACGCCTTATTGTCCATCAAAGCGTCTCTGCCCGTGGGCAAATGGAACGCGCAGTGGCAACAGAACCCTACTGGCTCCGAATCGGCGATAATTAAGCGTGAATGGTGGAATGCGTGGGAGGAAGAGAAGATTCCTAGGATCGATTACATCCTACAGTCCTACGATACAGCGTTTTCCAAGAAGGAAACAGCGGATTACTCTGCTATTACGACCTGGGGCATCTTCAAACCAGAGGATGGTGGACCTGACAACATAATTCTGTTAGATGCACGACGTGGTCGTTGGAATTTCCCGGAACTCAAGGAGATTGCCTTCGAAGAACACGAGTATTGGGAGCCTGATATGGTGTTGGTAGAGGCAAAAGCGACAGGTACACCGCTTATTGACGAACTTAGACTGCGCGGAATACCCGCATTGGGGTTCTCACCGGGCAAAGGAAGTGATAAGGTGACCAGGATGCACATGGTTGCACCGCTATTTGAAGCGGGAATGGTATGGGCACCAGACGACAAGAAATTTGCAGACGAAGTGATTGAAGAAGTTGTTTCGTTTCCTAATGGTGACAACGACGATTATTGTGATAGTATGACACTAGCACTTATGCGTTTCCGTCGAGGTGGATTTATCTCTCTTCACGGAGAAGACACACAAGACGATGAATGGAGGCCCCGTAAACGGGAGTATTATTAATGGCAACACCACCTAACATGGTCGCATCAGGTCTTGACCTCGACGACACAGCGGGACTTCCCGAACTAGAAGTATCAGTAGACGCACCGATGGAGTTTCCAGGTGGTGCCGAAGTTATAGAAGATGGGATGGGCGGCGCAACCGTACAGCCTATAGACTTCAATAGTTTAGAAGGACTAAGCCAAGAAGATCTTATTCCGTTTGACGCGAACCTCTCTGAGTTCCTAGAGGACGGGGTCTTGGGAGAACTGTCCTCTGATCTGCGCAGCATGTACGAAGATGATTTATCCTCTCGCTCTGAGTGGGAAGATGCATACGTCAACGGCTTAGATCTGTTAGGGATTAAGACGGAAGACCGCTCTACTCCATTTGAAGGGGCTTCTGGCATTACGCATCCTATGATTAGTGAAAGCGTAACCCAGTTCCAAGCACAGGCATACAAAGAACTCTTGCCATCGGGCGGACCAGTACGCACCGCGGTCCTGGGACTTAAAGACCGCGCACGAGAAGAGCAGGCTAGACGTGTAAAAGATTTCATGAACTACCAGATCACGGAGATCATGGAAGAGTACGATCCCGATATGGATCAGATGCTGTTTTATTTGCCGCTATCAGGTTCAACATTTAAGAAAGTGTACTTCGATCCAACGAAACAACGCGCTATAGCTAAGTTTATTCCTGCACAAGACCTTGTTGTTTCATACGCTGCTTCTGATTTAGCAACAGCTAGCCGTGTGACCCACGTTTTACGCATGGATCTCAATGATGTTATCAAAATGCAGTACGCAGGGATGTATCGTGACGTTGATCTGTCTGCATCTGAGGATGTTGAAGAGGATCAAGTACGCCAGAAGGTAAACGAATTAGAGGGATTATCTAAGAATTATAGCGATGATGTGCTTAATATCTTGGAAATGCACGTTGATTTAGACCTTGAAGGGTTCGAGGACATGGATCCGGAGACTCAAGAGCCTACTGGAATCAAGCTCCCATACATCGTTACACTAGACGATTCGTCTGGTTCGATCCTATCTATCCGTCGTAACTACGAGATGGAAGATATCTTCAAGCGTAAGCGCCAGTATTTCGTACACTACAAGTTCATGCCTGGTCTTGGGTTCTATGGCTTCGGTCTGATCCACATGGTTGGTGGGCTTGGTAGAGCGGCAACGAGCCTCCTACGTCAGCTTATCGATGCAGGAACACTCGCTAACCTCCCTGCCGGTTTTAAAGCCCGTGGAGTGCGTGTACGCAACGCAGATGAGCCATTACAGCCTGGAGAGTGGAGAGACATTGACGCCCCAGGAGGAAGCATTAGAGACGCTATCGTACCGCTGCCATACAAAGAACCATCAGGTACACTGGCTCAGTTACTAGGTGGATTAGTGAATGACGGACGTCGGTTCATTGCATTAGCTGATCAACAGATCTCGGACATGGGTCAGGAGACTCCTGTTGGAACTACAGTAGCTATGTTGGAACGAGGCATGAAGGTCATGTCTGCGATTCATAAACGATTGCACTACGCTCAGAAAACAGAGTTCCGTTTACTGGCGCGTATCTTCTCTGAAAACCTCCCTCCTATGTACCCCTACGAAGTAGCGGGCGCACAGGCGCAAGTTAAAGTAGAAGACTTTGATGCTCGGGTAGACGTCCTCCCAGTCTCAGACCCTAACATCTTCTCCATGTCGCAACGTGTTACACTCGCGCAAACACAGCTCCAACTGGCGCAGTCTAACCCGCAGATGCACAATCTGCACGCCGCATACAGAAGAATGTATCAAGCATTAGAGGTGCAGAATATCGACGAGATCCTACCACCGGCTCCAGAGCCTATGCCACAAGACCCTGCTACGGAGAATGCGGCTATGATTGGCGGTAAAACACCACAAGCATTCCCTCAACAGGATCACGACGCGCATATTCAAAGCCACTTGGCTATGCTCGAGCTTGATATACTACAACAAACACCGGCAGTTCTGGCCGCAATCTTCAGTCATGTGTTCCAACACGTCAGCATGAAGGCTAGAGTTATGGTTCAAATGGAGATGCAGCAGATGCAACAAGCGCAGATGCAAGAGCTACAACAACAGATTGCTCAGATTACAAACCTAGTTCAAGCAGGGGCATTGCTTCCTGAGATGGCGCAGACACAGATTGCTCAACTGCAACAACAGATGCAACAGTCTCAAATGCCACCAGATCAAGTGGAGGCTCGAGTTTCACAGGTTGAATCAGAGTTGCTACAAGAGGTTATGCCTCTACTGACATACAAAGGTGAAGGTGGCGCAGAGCAAGATCCGCTCGTAACTATCCGTATGCAAGAGTTAGCAATCAAGGAGATGGAAGCTTCGCAGAAAGCACAGATGGAACAGGCTAAACTACAGCTAGACCAGATGAAACTTGAACAGCAAGCTACTACTGACTCCGCTAGGCTAGAACTTCAAGAGCAGATCGCTGATGATCGCAGTGAGGTAAACAGGGAACGCATTGACGTACAACGTCAGGCTATGGAAAGAAGATGACCCGCGGTCTTCTAGCGGCTATACTAATTATGATCGGCGGGGTTGTGTCCGCCGACGATACAATCAGAACTGATACTAACAGCACTATAACTTCTGACGGTTCGATGGATACCACCATCAACAGTCCGCCGCCTTCTGCAATTTCTCCACAGATTAGTGCAAGCAACTCTGACCTATGTACTGTAGGTGTTGCGGGGGCGGTGCAGACACAGATCCTAGGTATATCCGCAGGTAGAACTGTACGAGATATGAACTGTGAAAAGCTCAAGAACGCTAA